GCTACTGCTTGGTCACGCTCATTAGATACGATACCTTCATTGACTATATCTTCAATCGCTGAATCACATTCTGGTTGTTGTGATATTTCACGATATCTACGGATTAAGTCAACCTCATTTCTTTCTCTACCATCTGTATCTAATACTTGACCAAAAAATCCACCACCAGCAATTTCGACTGTACCGTCATCATTAGCTGGTGCTGTAAATTTTTCTTGACTTTTGGTGTCTTTAATTTTCTCAAATTTAAAACCAAATAGTTCTGCCATAATAAAATCTCCTTTATTGTCCTTTATTTATAAAGAAAAAAAAGACTGTTTTAGAAGTTAACACCAGATGCTTCGAAGTGTTGATATCTCCATGTGCATTCAAACTCAGCGATTGTACTATCTTCCGAAGAATCTAAAGTAACTTCACCCATTGATTTTGGCCATGCATTTTTAAAGATATATGTTTTAATGACAGTGCCATCTCTATCTAAGTGGTCTACACTTAAATCGGTAGCATAATCAGCCATTGCAGTAACACCTGTGTTATCAGCGAAATCATTCATTCCATTTGACCATCTTTCTAATGCATTTCTAATCATATAGTCTGTGTCCATATAGAATGTTGTTGACCATTCACCTGCAGCTTCTCTATCACCAGTCATATAGATTTTTCTACCTCTATATGCTAGTTCTATTTCACCTAAAGATACTTCGGGTGTTTTAGAAGCTTTAGTTAAAAATGATGTTCTTCTTACATCTAATCCAATTGCAATACCTGAAGGTGGTGTAATTGTTACACGAAACTGATTAGTTCTTGCACCGCCACCTAATAAATTTGCTTTAAAGTCGTCTATTTGTGCCATGATTAACCTCCCACCTCACTAAACGCAACACCTGTACGAGTAGCAATAAAGTTTAATGTAATGAAGTTAATAGAACGAGCAGGTTTAACAAATATATCTGCAACAAATTCGTTTCTATCAATAACACTTCCTGTGTTGTTTGAAGCATCACACTTCACTAAGAAGTCTGTAATACCTCTACGACCTTGAACATCTCGTAAGAAAGGTTCAATTAAACTTCTAAATTGTGCTCTTGTAAACTCATCATTGAATTCAAAGAGTTGGAATTTAGCAGCAGTAGCAACCGCTTTTTCTAATACTAAGAATAGTCTTCTAACATTAATTCTGTCAAAAGCACTTGGTTTAGTTTGAGCAGTTTTATCACCAAATAAAGTCACACCTTGGCCTGGGAAGTTAACGACTGGGTTAACTCTTGCCTGATAAAGAACATCTCTATCTGCCTTGTCTGGGTTAAATGATAATTTGATTGCTCCTCTAACTGTTCCTCTTGTAAATCCAGCTGGTGAGAACCATGCGTCAGCAACATTGTCTGTATTTGCGCATAATCCAGCAGTTGAACCATTTAGAGGTACGAATCTATAAACATCATTGTACTTGTCATACATGTACATATATCCACTATCGAATACCATGTAAGATGAACTAGGACATAAGTCAGCAGCAACTCTTACATTACTTGCTTGTTTAGAAGATGTTGTGACACCGACTGTAGCAGAACGATATGGTGAAACAAATCCAACACAATCTTTTCTACCTTCTACTAGTTGAGTAATCATTGTAACATGAGTATCATGACCTGTAGATGTATCAGCAACGATACTTGATGAACCACCGATAACTAAATTAATATCTTCTGATTCTGTATCTTTAAACTTATCATATGCAAGTTCGATTTCTCCAGCAGTAGTAGAATAGTCATCTGTTCCACCTGTTAGAGTATCTATTGTTGTTGTTGTGACAGCTGTATAAGCGGCTGTAGTATCAGTTCCCCAATTACTACCAGCACTTATATGGTCTGTCCAATAAATGAAATTTGATTTAGCTCTAATTACATCTGGGTAGTAAATACTATCACCTTGTGGTGATTTAGCAGATGAGTTCTTAGACATATTACCAAATGTTTCGATAACAGCTTTTGTTCTATTTCCAGCTGTATCTGTATCGAATCCTGTTATTAAACCATCAGCATCAGCAACGACTACATGTAGTTCATCACCTGTACCACGACCATTGTTTGTATTATAGTCTGATGTGCCAGGAGCACCTTGAAATAAATCAGCATATTTCCAGCGTCTTTTGATTTTAGAATCGTTTGGAATTGCAGTTTGTAAACCAGCACCACTTGGGTCATCTTTTAATCTGACTGTTAGTGCATTTGTTGATGTATTGATTGCAGTTACTTGATATTCATTAAAGTCATCTACTGATACTGTGTTTGCTGTATCTGAATAGAATGATATTAAATCACCTACATTAAATGCATAACCTGAACCATCAGCATCATCTACTACAATAGTTGTATCTCCTACAGCAACATCTGCTTGGTTTACTAAGTTATTTGTACTTAAATCCTGTTCGTATGCAGTTGCACTTGGACATATTTCTACTCTTAATGAGTTACCCCATGTTCCAGCAGTTCTTGCAGCCCATTCTCCATGAGAACCTTGACCTGTTGAGAAACTTGCATCATAGTGGTCTAAATCTCTGATTAGTATACCAGAGTTTGCTCCAGCATTTACTATAGCACTCTCTGCTCTAACCACTTTAAGTGAATCTGTATATTTTAAAAAGTTTGCGGCACTAAAAAATGTTTCGAATTGATTACCAGTTGTTTTTGGTTTACCGAATATTTCTACTAGTTCTTCCTCACTAGAAATATTAACGATTGATGATACTGGTCCTTTTTCAAAAGCTCCAGCAATTGCACCAATACTAGTTGCAACGGCAGGTACAACATTGGTTAAATCGACTTCATTTACTTGTACGCCTGGTGACACTAAAAACGCCATTGACTTACTCCTATTAATTATAAAGTTTATTCTTTATGTTCTTTGATTATATTTATAAAAAAATCATATTCTAGAATTAAGTTTTATATGCTACTAAACATATAAATAGAATTATGTCTAGTGAACATTATAAAAAATACAAAAAAACTATTAAAGAAGTAACAAAAAGAAATTATCGTAAAAGAGTTTCTTCTTTAAATCAGTATTTAGAAAATACAAAATGTGTACATTGTGGTGAACCTGAAATAGCTTGTTTAAGATTCTATCCTCATGATAAAGAGATAAGAAAGACTATTAAAAGAGTAGGTATGAATGATACTAGTAGAAAAACTGTGAAAAGACTAATAGATTCATCTAAGATAGTATGTTCTAATTGTATGATTAAGATTGAAAACGATTTACTAGACCCAACCTTTTTGTAACTACCAATCTGAATTATGGTCTCTAACTACTGTAGTCCACCTAGTTCCATATTCATCTATTTCAACCTCTGGTTCATCTATTCCATTATCTATAAATCCAAATGGAGCCATATCTTGTTCTAATTGTTCTTTCTGTTCAGCATACATTCTTTCTCGGATATCATTATCAGTTAATTCTTTAAAATATGTTTGGTCAACTGCCCATGCAAATATGAATAGACATGCAACTAAATCATCTGTACAACCATCATCTGCTTGATGAGAAGAACCTTTTACAATAAATGTAGACAATTCACTCATGATATCATAGTCTGGTATTAAGAGTTTATCTGATTCTATTAATTGTTTTAAATTAGAACATCCTATTCTTTTGACTGCCTTAGTAGTCCTTACTCCTAACTGTGCCTTTCCACCAGAGAATCCTGCTCCTAGTATCTGTCCAGCACGACCTCGCATAGATGCCATGACTAGATTGTCATATTCTAAATCATATTGTAAAGCATTTGCAACCTGTTCTCCTATATCATTTACTTCAACTAATACAAAACATTCATTATATGCCTTTGCAACTTCTAATATTTTTTGTGGAAATATTAAAGGTTTGATTTCATTGTTTCTATATTTGGCAACTACCTTATATGGCATTTCTGTTACATCTAAAACTAAAAATGCTGAATAATCCTGTGATGTTCCTCGTGAAACATCTGCAGTAAGAAAATAAGTTTTCTTTGGGTCTGGTCTTTCAAATATATCTAAGTCTGCATTACTTTGTATTGGGTCAATGTAAGGCATCTGTTTTAATTTGTGTGGAGCAATGAGTGTATCAATAGAACCTAAGAACTCACATTCAAACTCTGAGTTAAATTGTGATTGTGAAGTATTTCGTATTGTTTCTTCTTTCCATACTTCATCACGACCTGGTACTTCTGACCAATGTAC